CCAGATGGGCTTCCGTACTGCATCAGATGCCTTTGCCAATTCATTTGCAGATGCACTTGATATGCCACAGCTCAAGCCTGATACTGGTGGTTCATACACTGACAGCAATGAGTATGCTGAGATTGTACCTGAGTGTACTAACATCAGTGTTGGTTACTACAGTCAACACAGTACCACTGAGTCACAGGACTTAGAGTACCTAGAAAAGCTAGTGTATGCACTGGAGAATGCTGACTGGTCTAAGCTAGTGTATGAGCGTGACCCAACTGTCATTGAGAGTATTAGTAGAGGTAGCAACTACGGCTACAGTTTAGGCTATAGATATGACGACAGTTATGGGTATGATGATAGTTTAGATAATCTAGGACAACTCTTTGAAGTTGTTACAGAAAATCCTTATGCTGTAGCAGAGTTACTAGACTCACTAGGCATGACAGCACTGGACTTAATAGAGGAGTGTAAGATAGACGATGCTAACTTATACACAAGAATATCTAATACTAGATATAGTATGTGACACTGTGTCACGCTTGACTAAGATATGATTTGCATATATGTATTACTTAAAGTATAACTATAGGTATATAATAATTATAATAAAAGTTATTAGATACTTTAAGTTAAACTTTAAGTACGGAAAGGATAACATGGAAGTATACCAAAGACCTGATGACTCACATGATGATTGCACACACTGGATAGGAAAGATATGAAACTTAAAGATGCTATGAACAAATACTTTAGAACTAGACAGTTTAGCTCCCTGTCTAGATCCTCTCAATTAAACTATGAGTATGCTCTAGCATCTATCTGTCGTATGTCTGTTATGGGCAGGACACTTGGCAATGTTAACATTAAGAAGATTAGCTCTGCCATGTGTATGGAGATATACGATACAGTAGAACTGGAAACCTCAACATCAAATGCAAACCATATTGCTAGAGTGTTTTCAGTTCTTATGAATTTCTTGGTGTCGATAGACGAGATACCAAACAACCAGATGGCTAGGGTCAAGAAGAGGTCAAGCGAACCTCGATCTGTGGTATGGACACATGACCAAGTGATGTCTCTTCTTGATGCTGCCTTCGATAATTTTGAATGGAGAAACATAGGACTAATTGTTCTCATGTGTTATGAGTGGGGACAGAGACCAATAGACATTCGTAACTTGACTTGGGAATCAGTTGACCTAGAACAAGGTAAAGTTACAATCACCCAAACTAAACGTGGTGCTACTGTTGAACTACCAATACCTGACAACTTATTAGAAATGCTAACTGAACAGAAAAAGGATTGGGACTTTCAAGAATATGTAGTACCTCACCACAGGACACAGGACAGTGCCTACAGGCCACTGACGGTATCCCAGATGACCTCCCTACTAGGAGAAGTTAAGGCTGCTGTAGGACTTCCTGATGACCTGCGAGTGGGTGACTTGAGAAAGACTGCGATAGTACAGATGATTGAAAGTGGAGTAGATCACCTAGCTATTCAGTCTGTCTCTGGTCATAAGAGTGTGTCAAGTTTAAATCCATATAATAAATTTAGTTTGAAGACAGCACAATCTGCATTAGAAAGGAGACAAAGACAATGAAGTTATATAAGAACAGCAATGGTGTGTGGGCAGGTACACAAGCAGATGCACGTAAGATGTGCGGAAAAACATACAGTACTGTAGATGTACCAGTGGACAAGCCTAGCTTACTGATGTTTCTTAACGCTAACAAGGTAGGCTCTGGTGTTATCAGTGATGTGCAAGACATTACAAGTGAGGCCACCGAATTAAACACAGGTGCTATGTCATGGATCAGGTGGAGTTACGACTGTATGCGTAGAGGACAGTATGACGATGCAAAAGAAATGCTACGCAAAGGATTGGAATTAGCAAAGAAGGAGAAGAGTAATGGCGACATATAAAATACGTTTCGAACCCTATGGCACACCTAGTTATGTGTATGAAGTTGAGGCTTCCGATGAACAGGAAGCTATGAACCTTGGTAGGGATGAATTTAAAATGGACATTGGCTATGACAGGGCAAAAGACTTTGATCTAGTTGATGTAGATAGATTGGATATTGAAGATGACGACTGAGTATAAAGTAAGTGTACATTATGATGAAGGTACTGTCTTAACTATCGAGGCAGATAGTCCTGAACAAGCAGAAGCAAAAGCACAGGCTATATTAGAGGAACATACTGAGGCTTACTACCCAAAAGAGTATGCACCTGACCCAGTTCATAGAGACTACATGGTAGTAGATGTTTTATTAGGAGATAACTGATGATGTGGATATTAGTATGGATGCAACTCGTAACTAATCAAGGGGTTGATTACTACCAGTTGGGTAACTATGGTAAGGAAGCTGAGTGCCAGTTGGCATTGAAAGAAGCGGTGGTGTTAGTCAACCATAGCTCAGAGACACTAGCTTGTTTGGAGGTAGATACAAGATGATTGAGGTAGAGGTAACTAAAGATATGGCTGCTATGGCACAAGATAAGACGGCAGAGATGGGCCAACTAAATAACTCAATAACATCGGGTAAGGGTAACTTTGCAGGTTTTATTGGAGAACAAATTGCATTACATATTATTGGAGGTAGGTGGGAAAACACATATGAGTATGACATTGTATCAGACAGTGGTATGAAGATTGATGTCAAGACAAAACAAACCTCTGTAAAACCAAAAGAATATTACGAATGCTCTGTTGCAGACTATAATACATCACAAAAATGTAATGCCTATGCTTTTGTTCGTGTTAAAAATACGTTTGATGTAGGTTGGTTTTTAGGTTATATGCCAAAGAATGAATACTACAAACTTGCAACACACTTTAATAAAGGTGATTTTGATCCTTCAAATAACTATACATTTAAAGCATCTTGTTATAACCTACCTATAAATCAATTAAGGAAATGGTCATGATTGAGGCAACTTACATAGATCACATGGGGGATGACCTCACCATAGTAAACTCAGCACGAGTTAGCTTTGGTAAGAAAAGTGATTGGCTTCAACGTGTTTACTCTGGTGAAGCTCAACTATTACCTAATAAAGATATTAAGTTGATACACTACTTAGCCAAGCACAATCACAAGTCACCATTCAATCATGTCTTTACCACCTTCCATGTCAAGGCTCCTATCTTTGTAGCACGACAGTTACAGAAGCACGAGTACATGCCTTGGAATGAGATAAGCAGACGCTATGTAGATAGTAAGCCTGAGTTCTATGAGCCTGAGACATGGCGTGGACGTGCCAAAGATAAGAAGCAAGGATCTAGTGATGAAGTAATTACAGAACTAGAGGATGCTAGGTGGGAAGAATATGATCAGTTTGAAGTTGATAGGTACGACATACATAAAAGTATAGCAGGTTGCTACGAGCAACACTTAAAGTTTTATGACTTATTAATACGCAATGATGTAGCACCAGAGCAAGCACGTATGGTATTGCCACAGTCCATGATGACTGAATGGTACTGGTCAGGTAGCTTGTATGCATTTGCAAAGATGTGTGGGCTACGTCTGCAAGATGATGCTCAGTATGAGACAAGGCTTGTAGCTGAACAGATAGAAGACATAATGATTAAACTATATCCTGTATCTTGGGAAGCATTAAGGATGTACGCAGAATGAATTGGGTAATACTAGTGACCTTAACTATGGGCAATCCTTTCATTGTATTCAATAAATCTTTTGAACATAAGGATGCTTGTGTAAATTATGTAAGCAACCCTGCCCATTCTGATACACTTGCAGTAGAGATAATTGCAGTGGCAGGTTTTAATGATCCGATAATAGATATCAGTTGTGTAACAAGGAGGGATGGCTGATGCTACCTGATGAGATGGAAGCTGAAAAGAATAGAAAGATTATTATCTCTTTAGCTTCTGAGAATGAAACTCTCAAACAAAACATAAAGGAACTACAAGAACAACTACAAAAAGCATATCAAAGAATAGGAGAATTAAATGAGACTAGCAATAGTTATTGATGTAGATGGTGACATCATGTATGTACCAGAAGATTCAAGTGCGTTTAAAAATTACCCTAAGCCTCGACTGTTTGACAACCTCAAGGATGCACAAGAGGAGTGTGCTAAGTGGAATACTGGTGTGGTAGTAGACTACAATACTAACAGGACTGTTGATGAGGTAAATAGTTACAGCGACATCAGACCATTCAATTCAGATGAACGTAACAGAGCAAAGGAAAGGAAAGATACAAACT